GAGATTATCCAGATAAAATCTTCACCCTCGATGGTACAAAACGTAAAGATGATGTATGGGAAAAAGCTATAGGAATAGATGATAAATTTACTCCAATGAATCTAGATGGTGGGGTAAGGTTATGCTTAGAAGAAATCAAATAAAAGTAATTCCAAATCTCTTAGACATGAACTTCTCAACACCTTGGAACGTAGGAAAACTCCAGAGGTACCAACGGGACCAGAAACCAGCCCCGTCGATACCGCTCATCTTCCAATCTTCTTTGTCACTACTATTGACATCCAACATCATGTCTTGGATCTTTTTTGGATCTCTCTCTGCTATGATGCGTTTGGGTACGCGTCCACCGTGTCGAAGGACATAGGAACGCATACGTGAAGGCGTCTTATGTTTGGTGTAATCTGAATATCCACGCGCACCAAAATCCACAGTCCTACCATCCTCGAGGGTCACCCTGAACTTCTTTTTGGGGTTGGGACTACGAGTAACTTTGACGCGCATACTTAGTATGTATCAATAAAATTTACTTGCACATCTGGCAACCGTACTTCTCCGTCTTGGGGAGGAAGAAGAGACGCTCGGGACCACGCTTGACACGGTAAAGGTGATCGTAGATGTGAAGAAGGGAGATGCTGAGCGCGAAAGCGCCGACGACCATACCCTTGTTCTTGCGAGCGGTGATCATGTACCAAACGACGAGAGCCGCGAGGATGATCTGGACGGCGGTGAAGGTGGGCATGGTGAAACGCTTTTCGACGGTCTCAACCTCGGGAGTGAGTTCGGGTTCAGCGTACTTGGACTTGTATCCGATGGCCATTTTTTATTATCTACTGAGAAATTAATGTGGTCTCTCGCGTTGATTCCGACAGTGATGATTCTTCATGATTACATGAAGGCACCCATAGATCGCCTGTACTTTACGAACCCATGGCGACCTTTACTCGGTATCCAAAATACGTTCAGGGACTTGGTACATCACACACCCAGAAAGTACCCGGAGCTTTTACTACTAAAACTTCGTTTCAAAAAGATCAAGGAGGAGTTTAAACGAGTTTCACCGACGCTCACCAAAAAGTATCAACACGATCACGATACGTGGTCACCTCACAATATGAACTATTGTTTCTACGAGGTGAAAGATTTTCCTATACTCTGGGAATTAATCAAACAGATTCCGTGTATAGACACGGAACGACCACACTTTGCAGTGATAGACGGCCCGATGGTCATCCCTCCTCACAGAGCCGAATCGAACAAACGTCTTCGGTATCAACTCACGATAGAAGGCACGGGTGATTGTAGTTTGTACACCGAGAATGGTAGGCGCGTACACAGAGAGGGTGAAGACTTCCTCTTTGATCACGGCAAGTACCACGAACTCATAAAAACTGGTGAAGGTCGGAGAGTTGTTTTGATTTTGGATATTCATAGATGATTTCGACACACCGCCTCGTACATGTCACTTCCACCGATGAGTTCCAGTTCCTTATTGTCCACGGTCCTTTTCGTGAATGGTCCAGGAGTTCCGTTGTTGCATCGCATACAAAGAGCTGAGAGCTTCGTCACTTCACACGCGAGGGGTACACAATCAAGAAGTTCTCCAAACTTTCTCTGAAATGAATCAGCATCGAGTCCTGCGAGAATTACTTCTTTACCATGGTAAAGGCAATATTCAACAAACTTCTTGAGACGCGGAAAAAATTGAGCTTCGTCGATGGCGATAATATCTACATTCTCGAACGCATCCAATCTGACGAGATCAAACAGATCGAATACCTTGTGACAATTGAACTTGACATTATCATGGGTCTTCAGAACTTCATCAGGGGAACGAACATCTTTTCCTGAGTTGATGACAAGAATATTCTTACCTATAACTTTCAGGCGCTTAAGTCGCCTGATGAGTTCCGACGTTTTACCTGAAAACATATTTCCCATAATAATTGAGAGTCCCATCTCAGCTGATTAATATAATCTTGTATTTTTTATATGGGTGAACTTCACAAGGCAACTTTTAATGGCCACACGGGCTATTATAATCCTAGGACGGGCCGTGTCAGGTTCGGGAAATGTATTTACCCAAATATCGCTGCGGCTATAAAATATCTCAGGAAAAAGTAAGATGCCTTTGAGCGATGCTCAGATTACTAAGAAGGTGGGGGAGCTGCGTAAATCTGAGGGTCGGATCTATGCACCCCTCAAATACTTCAAAGGGCTTGAGACCTTGGGTCAGGTTGAGACCCGGTACAAAAAGATGCTCCGGAAGGACTACAAAGATTTCAAGACGGACAAGGGACAGAAGACAAAGACCTCTTCCTACACGCAAAAGTTTAGAAAGATGTATCCAGGAGCCAAATCCCTCCCTGAAATTGCTAAGGCTACTGGCCTGCCTTTGAAAACCCTAAAAACGGTGTACAATAGAGGTCTCGCTGCGTGGAGAACCGGGCATCGTCCGGGAGCTTCTCCACAAGCGTGGGGGTACGCGAGGGTGCATAGTTTCGTCACGAAGGGGAAGACGTACTATACGGCGGATAAGGATCTGAAACCTAAGTGAGTACATATATTATTAAAAAAATAGATGTAAAATGTTCTTGTTTAATAAGATCCGAAATGCGTTGATTGGGTGTGAACTCACGATTTCATATTCTCTTAGCAAAGACGATGTTGAAATTGCATCTAATCGGATAGATAATTCAAACTCCGTCGGTGAGATCGTTCAACAAGTCGTTGGTGATCTCTTTGAGGATATGCTTAGAAAAGGTCCACCAAATCAAAGCCCTGATTATTACACAAAAAATTCATTAACATTTATCGAGAATCAGACAGTAAATGAAGTGGAAGTAAAAGTATTTGAGAACAATCCTAGTTTCGATATAGGGAATTTTGATGCATATGTGAGGAAAATTTCCACAGAATCCTGTCTACATAAAAAGATTTTTAAAACTATATACTTAATTATTGAGTATGAAAGTGTTACTGCACGTTCATTTCGTATTAAAGACGTTTGGGCAAAAAACGTTTGGGAGTTGCCAAATTATGGCGGTAAATACCCCCTCAGTTTACAGGTTAAACAGAACAGACCTTATAACATTCGCCCGGGAACGAAAAAAACTTGGAATGATGAGAACAAAACACCTGGTATGTTTATCGATAGTTTAAATGAGTGTAAGAAAATATGGTCGCATTAGTCAAACATTAATTCAATTAATTTATACAAAACTGGTGGAGTTGCCATGTTTCCGAATAAATCATATACATTCACATCTTTGGGGAGTTTTAACGTTTCCGGGAATCCACATACCCTCTTTAGTTCTAGGTGATTCAATTTTCTCACGACAGTACCACCAATAACAACAGCAAGACGATTTGAATCCGTAGCTGTTAATGTTGGACATATGTCATTGGAATCAAGAATCTTGGATACGGGAAAGCTTAGTTTACCCTTACATATATTGTACCCAGGTTTCGCTGTATCACTCTCAACAAGTAGTTTTGCTCGTGCCAATTCCTCTTTTTGATCACTTTTGATAGCGGACATGAGATCTTTAATATAAACTCTCTTTCCATTCACAAGTTCCTTGCATTGTTCCAGTCGTAAATATTTCTTTTCTGTTAAACTATCTAGTAAAGACTGCAATTCATCATGTTTGAAAAATGACTGAATTTCTGAAAATGTTAAGGGCATACCATCCATCCATGTTATATTTTTCTTCTTTGCCCAATGCTTCTTACGTCTTTCTAACATGATACTTGTCATCAATTTTCGTTCATCCTCTGATATTTCACCATTTAACCCAAGATCCCACGAATGAATATTCTTTTCACCACCGCGTTTGTCACCAATTTTACATCCTTCAATGGACTGTTTTTTGTGTAATTTCAGAAGTTTATCGACGAAAAGGTTATCAAGGTCGGACGTGGTATCGGTATAATCCAAAAAGTTTTTCAATTGAGGTGAACTCACGAGGTCATTCAATGGTGAAATGTCAATCTTCTTATTGAGTGTACAAATAATATACACCCTTTCTCTTGACTGTGGTATTCCGTAATTTTTCGAGTTTAACATGGTATACTCTACGTTGTATCCCAATTCACTAAAGAGATTGTAAATAGACTTGATGTACTTACCGTCATTGAGCGAGATTAGATTATGTACGTTCTCCAGTAAAATATACCGGGGTTTATGAAATTTACATATATCAAGAATCTTGAATATCATTCCTCCTCTATGATCTTCAAATCCTTTCTTCTGTCCAGCCGAACTAAACGGTTGACACGGAAATCCGGCACATAAGAGATCAAATGTCTCCATAGTATCTGGTTTCAATTCATAAATATCTCGCAACGGATTGTTTTCATTAAAATTCAGATTATATGTATCAATTGCATGCTTTTTTATATCAGCGGTTAATACACATTTAAAATTAATATCTGTGCGACTATTTTGATACGCGTCAATCGCATACCGGAATCCACCTATTCCCGCACAGAAATCAACATACTTTATTTCAATCATATACAGTTATACATTTTATTTTTTAAGCTTATCATATACAGGATGGTTCATTTGGAACGAATACATGAAGAAATACGCATTCCACCTTTATCAATAATAAACTTTTCGATGAGAGGTCCAGTTTGTTGTCCAGATAAGCGATTTACGAGACAATATTCATGAGCATCTTTTAATGTTTCACATTCTAATATTTTTAAAGAATGATTTATATTCTTAATGTTCAAAATATCTAAAAGTTGTGATGAGTATTTTGACTCGCATGCATCTGCCAATATTTGAAGTTTATTCATCTTAATTAATTTTAAAGTCTCTAACCGACTTGGGACGACTATTTCATGTGAGTGATTTGGGCTACGGGATAAGCTTACTTCATCATAGATAATACTAATAATAACACAAGACAACAACAAGATACCCCTCCAAATATATACATTGAGAAACCTCCGGAATCTTCGTTAGACTCGTCTTTAGACTCGTCTTTAGACTCGTCTTTACTTGGAATGGGACACGCCGCCGTCGCTGGACAATCTATTGTTTTGTTTGGTAAACAAGCTGTACCACCGTCTTGTGCTGGTGTAGTTACCTTATATTTTTGTGTTATTTTGGAGGCTGATAAACCACAATCAGTTGGACATGTAG